TTAACTTAGAGTTCAATTGAGCCATTGAGCCAGTTTTAGCTTTTAAAGCATCGTTGTCTTTTTTCATTTTTTCGATAATGCTGTCTTTATCTTCAATCCATGTTCCTGTTTCGTAGTCCCATCGTGGAAATAATAGGTTTTCAGGCGGTGCAACTAGCACCATATGTTCTGGGACAGGCATTCCCTCTGGAATCTCCCACTCCTTGTACCAAAGTCCTGTTTCTGCATCTTTTACGTTTAACGGTTGATAAATTTTCATATATTTTTTCCTCCTCTTTATGCTGTACGCTTCCACATGTAAACTGTGGTGAAAGGTTGCCAGTTATTGTGATATGTGTTGTCACCAGTTGATGTAACTGATCCAAACTCGCCAGTCATCTTATCGCCCACATCCGTAGCACGCCCTAAATTATTCGCAGAACCAGAACCCGTCCCAGAAGTTACTCGATAAGTGGTTAATTGAGTGACATGCGTGTGTGCTGTTAATGGATTCGTAGAACCACCCTGTTTTCCAGATGTAGCAAGAACTGTATCACTTTCATCTACTCCAACGAGTACCCTGCCTTTCGAGAAACGCTCCCACGTTCCTCCAAAAAGAGTGGCTGGTGTCGCTGAATTAACTGACATGTAGATTGAACCGATTGGATAAACCATGTTCAGCAACTTAGAGTCGAAAAGCTGTTTTGTTCTCAGCGGTGTCATAAACTTATTAGTAGCTGTTCCCGCTTCAGCTTCCGCTTGCGTAGCGGTCGAATAGTTATCAACGTTCCCTAGTCCTACTTTGTCCTTCGTCAAATCGGTTTTTTTAGCAATCGTGTTATCCTCAGCTTGCCACGAATAGTCCGCTGGATTATCGCTATCAACGATTGAGATACCTTTGTATTGCGGGTAGGCGTTGATTGGGTCTTCTGATGGTGCGGGAGTGTATGCGTAATAATCAGTTCCTTCTCTAATGCATAACTCTTCGATTTTAATATTGGCTCCTAAATCAGTGTTAAAGCGAAATTCAAGTATTCCGCCATCCTTTAAAGGTGGCAATGTACCCTTCCACTGTATTAATTTAGTGCTATTTCCAGTTATATCATTCCACTCACCAAAACTACTCCAAATTCCAATTGCATCATACATTTTAATTCTTAAAAACGTTCCAGAAGTGTAATTTGAGATAGTGGCTTTGTATTGTATCGTTGCCTGACCGTTTAACACATCAGCTCCAAATCTGATATGTCTAATCTCAATTGGATACTGATTGCTTGTGCCATCACCAGTAGCGGTGTAAGGTTCTTTTGATTTTAATACATAGTTCTCCCCCGGATAAACAGTCGTAAACCTGTCCGTCCCGTCTGCTGACCATGACCATGCAGTTTTAAATCTTGCTCTAAGCTCAACATTATCTAATTTTTCTTCGAGTGTTAAAATTCGAGCTTGCAGTTCATTAAGCAATCTTTCAGATTCCGTTTCAATTCCAGCAATCGTTTGATGATATTGCGCCATGATCTCGTTAAATCCTTGCCAGTAATAGTCTTCCAACTCAGGAACATTCTCATCGATCGGTGATCGTTTAATATCAAACGTAAACCGTCCTGCTGTATCGAGCGATCTAGAATCGGGTAATTCAATGTATATAGAGCCATCAACACGTCCGACATACCCAAGGATATTGTCTTCTAAAACAATTGATACAATTCCCTCAATCGCATCATCAATGGTAGCAAAGTAGGTGTGTTTTCCCATTCCGCCTTCAGCCGTTGCTGAGCTAAATTCTAGAAGAATCGGCACTTTTGTTCCCTCTGCTAACGACTGAGGAATAGTATCTTTCTTCAATTCAAATACTAGCTTGGCCGTGCCTTTGTCATGACTCCAAAAAACAACGTTGGTCGGAATCGGTTCAGTTGCTTTAGCATCGATCATTATTAATTCAGTGTTTGATTTGTACATTAGCTAAGCACCGTCCCTTTTGTAATAATTAAGCCTTGAAACCCGGTCGAGGTTTGAGTAGTCGCAAATCCTGTCGGTAATTGACAGCGAATCGTCCCTAAATCAGAAAACACACCAATATTATTTCCAGTTCCTTGCGTTGAATTTTCGACATAAATTTCACCCATGTGGCGCGCGGTCATAGCTGTGTTTTGATCTTTAAAATAAGTCTTTCCAGAAACACTAATTTTCGAATCAGCTTCTGTGTAAACAGCAGAAAAAGCTATAGCTTTAGTGCTATCAGCGAACTTACATGCATCAATATTTAGATATCCACCTTGAATCAACGCTAGGCTAACTCTCCGCCCTGAAATGAATGGCGCGTTTGCTGTATCAACGAATTGGATACCGGACACTTTAAAATAGCCTGAGCAATAAGTAAAATTGATACTTCTAACTTTGACAGGCATGTCATTGCTTGCCGGATCAAAGACGCTCCAATCTTGAATCGGTCGAATGTAAATCTGAGTTCCGTTAATGGATTTGAAAACTACGTCTTCGAGGTAAACATCCGCATCAACGAAAATTGTTACTGTACCAGTTGATAAAAGTGGTATTAAGTTAGCAGCCATTTGAATTGTTTTAAATGGCTTTTCTTCTGTGCCATCACCAGTCTGGTCATTTCCACGTGCTTTAGAAACATAGATGCTTACTGACGCGTTAAATGTCCCTAAAATAATTCCAATTGAATTATTTAATTGTTCTAGCTGTTTTTGTTGGTCCGCTTGAGTCAAACTTAACTGTTCAACATCTTTGTCGTGTGTATTTTCTGTATCGAGTAAGCGTGCTGCCAATGTAGCGAATTGAACAGCTTTGTTGTTGACGCGCGCATCTACTACTTCATTCGGGGACTCACCACCACTATGCAAAACTAGGTTATCGATTCGACTGTTCGTAGTATCAAGTTTTTGATCTTGATCACGAGCATTGCGATTTAGAATATCAACATTGTCGTTAAACGTTTTTTTCCACTCTGAAGAGATACGATTCTTAATAAGTTTGAGTAATTCCATCAAATCACTCCTTTCTTAGCGAGATTCGCTAATATTGATGTCATCGTTTTTTTAGTATTTGATAACGTGATTTCTGGCGGTTTGTTAGGTAACGCTGGATAAGTCTTTAATCCAACGACTTGAATATACGTCCTGATATTTAGCGGTTCATAAATGAACGGCACGTAGTCACCTTTTTTTGGTGTAATACGCCATTTTAATGTTACCGAACCACTGATTGAAGGATAATCTTGCAAGTCTTGTTTTAGTCGCTCAGTCATGTTGCCAGCGACTGTATAACGTTCATCTTCCACAGGATCCTGAATACGAATACCCCATTTATCAGATTCGGGAGAGGTATAAGTGATCGGTGAAAAATAATTTGATCCATCGTCTTTTTTCTTGCCCGAACCACGAATTTGAGTTTTCAAGGAATAAGTATCGATATCAAATTTCACTGAATCAGTGTTGTATTTATAGCGAATCTGTTCTTCAATTTTCCCGCCATATTCAGAACGTGGATAAAACGTCAATCGTTTGTTGTCAGGTATGACCACAGCATCATAATCGCTTAATATTTCTTCGATTAGTTTCAGATAATTCGCATTGCCAAAATTCTCTTGTTCCACCGTTAAAAACTTTTTGTTCGGGTCCACAATTTCCCAACTAAAACCACGACTTCCTGCATTAAATATGTGTGTTAACAACTGACTAATTGACCTTGCACCAGTCACTGTGTCATACTGTCGCCCGTCCTGAATCGTGTAATAAATGTGAGTAGCAGTAACACTCTTGCTTACTGCTTTACCTTCACCTGATGTGGTCATTTGTTTGATAACGAACTCTTGACCGTTAAAAATTACCGAACTTTCGTAATCAACTAAATCAAACGCTGTACTATTTAAATCTGTTTTAGTTACATTGAAACTAACTTCCCAAGTTTCATTCTCCTGCCAATTCTCAAAAAAAGAGTCCTTATCATATTCGACAAGGATCTCTCGTTTTGTTTTTTCGTAGTTTTGAATGATGATATCTATTCGAATCACCTACTTATACAGATAACGGAAATCCCAGAGCGATTTCACGTTAGCCACATTTTGTATTTCAATTTCATTGATACCCGGTGCTAAAGTAATCAGTCCTAAATTCGTATCAATGCCACGATTTACACCGTTCAGTTTTGGATACACACGATCTAAAGTGACCGTTTGCCCTAAATTCGTTGAAAATTCAGGGTAGTAAATAAACCGATCACCTGTTGTTCTATTGAATATCGTGGCATTGCCTAACGACTCGCCTTGAAGCGTGATGTTCAGTTCGTTTTCTCGTGGATCAATAGCAAAGTCTCCTGCGTTAAACACTTGAAAGCGACTAACATCAAACTCATATTCGTAATCAGCAGACTCTAAATTTTGAGAGAACTGCCACTCATCGTCCAACGAAAATTCAGAGAGTGTGGTTGAAAGTGATTCTGAACAGCCAGAAGGGACATCGAATGTAACTTCGATAGTTGAATAATCATTTTCTTCTTCCGTTAGTTCGAAATTTGACGGATTTACCTTAAACCGTTTTCCCGGACTTAATTCATGCGTTATATAAAATTGAAAACCAGGAAAAACAATTTGATGTAATTCTGTGATGATTAATTCTTTATCGTATTCATTTTTATAAAAAATATCGAATGTAAGAACCAATTCAAAAGGACGAAAAGAAGCATTGACTTCTCTACTTCCGTTCGTCCCCTCGAAATCTTGATAGTTTACATCATAAATTGGCGCTTGTCTTTTAATTTCTTTACAGACTATTTTCCCTTTTTCTTGTGGATCAAATAGTCTGCTGTTTTGATTGAAAAGTAACTTGTAAAACAATTAGAAGCCACCTCCTGTATACCCTAACTTACTTAAATCTCCGCCTAAAAAATTGTTAGCGGCTTTGCCAACAGCATCAGAAGTAATTCCACTATCTTTCGATAAGATAGCTTTTAATATCCGCATCAGTTCGCTGTGCTGACGTTGCTGCTGTTTGATCAACGTTACTAATTCAGCAGTGTTATCAGAAGAAGTCGATTGAGAGTTAGGCTGTTTATCCCCAGCCATGAATGCCAATGCTTGACCCATCAATTCGATTGCTCGTGATTTACGGGTTAGCGGAATAACCATTTCCGGTTTGTTTCCTTCGCCAGCTCGATAAAGTCCATCTTTGTTAATCAAGCCGCCATCTGCATAACCAACCCCACGATAAGCGTTTGTTAATGAACCATAACGAGCTACTGCGTAACGAATTGATGCCAAAATATTTGATAACGGATCATATACGTTTTTGTTATAGCCAGGACGAGCATAAGCCTGGAATGTAGAATCGATGGTTTGCAATAGTCCTTTTGACGGCGTTCCTTTTTGTGCGTTGCTATCCCATAAATTGATAGCATTCGGATTACCACCAGACTCTGTTTGCATTTGATAAAGTAAAGCATTTAAATTAGTCGCCGAATATTGTCCTTCCATTTTAAGTGCTTTGATAGCAGTTTTCCGCCATTGTTCCACACCTGCGGAAACATTGTATTTAATATTACCTCCTCCTGTATTGCCACCCGTGAAAATATCACCAGATCCAAGAGCGCCGTTGATGTGAAGATGGTCAAAGTGATCATTGTCAGGCCAATGAGTCCATTGACCACTGTTTCCTGTTCCTGACATACCGCTACGGTCTCGTACTTTTCCTTGAGTGATAACATAAGCTACCTGCTTAGGAAATTTCGTAAACGCATAATTTGCAGGATCGAAATATTTACTTGAGCCGTTCATTGAACCAGGATACGCAATATCAATCGCTTGGTGTTTGCCATGATAATAAGGGTCGCCAGGTCTGTACCCAGAGGTTACAACCATGCCGGGATACTTCGCCATGACTTTTTGAGCAACATCTACTAGATATTGATAAACTCCGTTAGCTCCCATAGCGCCGTCAAAATTCCCGTGGCTAAAGAACTCAGTTAGTTTTCCTTGCAAGAATTTATTTGATTGTTTGGACATTAAGTTAACACCTGATTTAGTCATATCTAACCAAGGTTCATTAATTCCACTAAAGTTCACTTTTGACTTCAGGAATTCCATCATTTTTTTCTCGTCGTCCATCAAGTCAACAATATCAAAACCATCCGTACCATCTTTATAGTGTGGGATATCCAATCGGTTTTTAAGCTTTTTGGTCAATGAGGCATTTAACACTTGAGCCCCTTTAGGTAGATTGACGAGTAAATCTTTCCCTTTGGCAATGAAACCACGGCCATCGGGCATCTGAACATACTCTTCATGAACAGGACCTTTTTGATCGTTAATCATCGCCAATCCACCAGGGTGCCCATCAGTTCCTTTCGCATACTGCGGAACAGTCCAGTTGCCAAGTTTCTTGTCAGATTCGACTTCTTTCAGTACATAATTCACTCCACCGATAACACCATTAACACCTTTACCAATCCCGCCGACCATTTTGTTTGCGACACCGTTCATGGTTGCTGAGAGAGAGCCGCCCATTGAATTTAGGCCGTTAATTAGCGATTGCATCAAGAAGCGCCCAGCGTTATAGAAACCACCATTTTTAGAACGCAAGTTATTGATAGAATCATTACCCAATTGATTCACTCTGGCAATAAATGAACCATATAACGAATTCCAACCATTTAAATTGTTCTGTTGCCACGTACGTCCATTGTTGTACATAGGCGCATTGTAACTACGAAGAGTTGTCATTGCTTGGTTGCAGAACGTCTTGATTAGATTAATGAATGTTCCTGTTAAACTGTTCCAACCATTCATCAAGTTTCTATTCCAAGTGACACCCTGCAAATAATTCGGATTGTTTTGGTTACTCAATTGCGTTAAATAGTCCGAAATAAATAGTGTTTCGCTTGCCATGTACTGCGGGACAATTGAATTCCAGCCGTCCATGAGATTAGTCATCCACATTGAGCCGATCGGAGCATATTGATCACCTTGTTTAATTAATTGCTCTGGTGTCAAGGCTGTTAAATCGGCGTTTCCTTGTGTTCCAGGAACTATTGATTTTTCAGTCATAGTCCCAACTGCATTAGTACCTGTTTGCATCGCATTAAACGTTAAGATAAGATTGTTGATTGCCTGAATCAATTCATCTATTTTCGTATCTTGTGTGATGACTTCTCCGATACCATCCGCGTAACGAGGTATAAGTTTAGCTGTTTGAGAAGCCTTTAGTACAGATGAACCACGAGGCAAATTAAGCAAAGTGTTCCGTTCTTGTGGAACAAATGCATTTCCATTTGGAAGTTTGACAAGTTCTTTATACTTAGATCCTGTTTGGTCATTGACTAATGCTAAGCCACCTTTATGGTAGTTGGTACCTTTTGCATAGTTTCCAGTAATCAGGTTCCCTTTTTCACTCATCTTTTCCTTGATTTTATCCCAAGTGTTATCAAGGAAGGCGGTGAATTTGAAACTAATTGTTTTGTCCTGCAAAGCTGAAACTTGCTGATAAGAACCTAAAGCTTTTTCCGCATTTGGAGTTACATCATCTTTAGCAACCATTTTCTTTTCCGGAATTTGAACGCCATTATATTGATTCAGTTTATCTCTTGCAGTCTTTTCTTTATTTAAAACATCCGCATTATTGCCAGTTAAAACTTTTTGTTCTGGATGATGATTTTTGTTATAATCATCAATTTCATTTTTAGCTTTTGTTGTTTTTGTTGTTACGTCATAATTATCACCGTACATTTTTTTAAGTAACGGTAATACCTGATTGTATTGTTCGGTACTGATTGTTCCATCGTTGAGTTTCGTTTTTAAATCAACGTTATCCGCAAGCATATATTTAATGTTATCTGGAATTTGAGTCCAAGCAGTATAGGATTCATTTGAAGCAAATATCTTTTCTGTTAAATCTGTATTATCAGCTAATAACTTTTTCTGATTTACTGGTAGAGTATTCCACTGATTGATTTGCTCTTGTGTGGTGAATAGCTTATAAACTGCATCCGCATTGTCAATGCCTAACGTTTTTCGATCCAAGACATATTGGTTCCACGCACCCATAGCATTGATAGTTTCATAAAGTTCTAGCTTTGCATCATCGCCATTGACCAATAACATTTTTTCGGTCAACCACAACTGATCCCATTTACCGGCTTCCCCCATAGCAATTGCAACTTCTTCTTTGGCATTAGAAGTTAGTTTAGCTTCCTTAACCATAAATTTGAGCTGATTCCATCCATCATCAGTCTGAGCGATTTCAGTTAAAACATCCGTCATGTTTGTTTTAACTTCACCAGTCTTAGGATCAAGACTTAAAGCGTTCCATTGCATATCAGCATCTGAAGTTCCTTTTGCGAATAAGCTTAGGTCTTTAGTGGTATCTTTGACACTGCTAGACACTAATGCAGTCACTTCTTCAACGTTGTATCCGTACTTTTCCCATTTGAACCAAACCGAATCTAATGAAGATCCTGATTTTTCAGTAAGATTACCAAGAGCCGTAATCATTTCACTAGTGCTTTTCTTATAATTTTCTTTTAAATCATTTAATAATCTTTTTCTGACAGATGAGCTAAGGGTTTCGTTACTTTCAATCTCTTTACGTTGCTTGTCATAAGAGGTCTTTTCCTTATCCAAGGATTTTTCTAACGTTTTAATTCGTGTACTTACTTCTTTTTCACTCAACTTCGACAAATCATCCTGATAAGCTGTTTCGATTGCCAAGCGCTGCGACTTAGTAAAACCAGCTGCTTTTAATTGATCATCAGATAAGTTAGCGTATGACGATCTAATATACTGCATTTCTTGATCAGATAATTGTCGATTATTATCAGAAGCATTTTTGTATATTCCGTTAATCTTATCAATTTGCGCTTTAACCGTTTCGGCTGTTTTCTCATCAACTTTTTTCTGTGCAGCAATAACTTGCTCATACCAAGCTTTTGTTTCTTCATCCAAAAAGCTTAATTTAGTAATCTTCTCACGACGTTTTTCTTCTTTTTCCAGCGTTCCTTCAATCGCGTCTTGAATACCTTTATTTGCTTCTTTGATTTTTTCAGCATTGGTATTGACACCGTCTTGGTACTCGTTCATATACTGAACGCCTTTTTCTTTTAACTCGTTCGATTTTGTGATTACTTTATCTTGGGTGCCAGTAACTTCTGTACCCCACTTGCCACCAGATAATTGGTAATCATCATAAGCCTTTTTACCTACAACTACAGCACCAGCTACCGCTCCTAATGCTACCAATCCAATTCCAATCGGCCCTGCCAAGCCAGCGATAGACGCTCCTAACCCAGCCACACCACTTGTTCCAGCAGCAGTAGCAGAAGCAGTACCTACTGATGCAACAGTCGTACTAAATCCTGCAATTGCTTTCTTCTCAGCTGCTTTAGCGGCTAAATCAACAATGCCATTGCTAAGACGGCCAACAGCAGTTTTTGTCTTACCAATTGCTTGCGCGGTTGGACCAAGAATTTTTAAAGTAGGACCAACAGCGGCTGCAAGGCCAATCCATTTCAAAATGCTTTGCTGTTGATCCTTACTAAGGCTAGAGAACCCTTTAGCTAAATCTCCAAGCCCTTTGATCAAAGGTTTAGCCGCTTGAAGCCCATCTCGCAACGCATCAACGAAAGGCCCACCTAAATCAATCGCAGCGTCTACCGCTTCATTTTTCAACATTTTTAGTTTTGATTCGGTAGTCTCATAACGTTTATTTGCTTCTTCCGTTAAAGCAGAATTTTCTTTCCAAGATTTATTACCAGTCTTAATCGCGCTGTCAAAAACGCCGCTAGCATTAGCTGCACGTAGCAAACTGTCACGTAGGCGAACTTCTTTGATATCCATGTCATCCAACATTTTAATCGCAGATGTTCCTTGTTTTTCAGCGTTGGACAAGCCTTGAATGAATTTCATGATTGCCTTAGAAGGATCTGCCTTAAACATTTTTGAAAATTGCTCATTTGAGATACCCGCCACACTAGCAAAGTTTTCTAATGATGTTTTAGACTTATCAGCTTCCTTATACATTTTCTTCAACGAAGAACTGTTCATTCCTAACGCTTCAGCCATTGATTTGAGAGGTTTGCCGCCGTTTACAACTGCTTGGCCAACTTCGCCAATAGAATAACCAGCGCTATTAGCTTTTTCTTCCAATTCGCCGAATGCGCCAGTTCCTTTTTCGACAGCTAACTGCATTTGAACCATGACCTTGGATATGGCTGAACCACCAGCTTCCGCCTCAACTCCGACGGAACTTAAAGCTGTTGCAAACCCTAAAATATCTCCTTGGCTCATGCCCACTTGCTTCCCAGCCCCGGCAATTCTCAATGACATTTCAGTAATTTCAGATTCTGTAGTGGCGTAATTATTCCCTAAGTCAACGATCGCTGATCCGAGCTTATCAAAATCCTTCTGACTCATTTGTGTGATATTCGCAAAACGAGCCAGAGATGTTGCCGCAGTTTCAGCTGACATATTCGTTGACTCGCCTAAATCGATCATCGTTTTAGTAAAGGACTTAACGTTGTTTGTCTTAATGCCTAACTGCCCTGCCGCCTCTGCTACTTTAGCAATTTCAGCATGACTAGCAGGCAATTGTTTCGCTAATCCACGAAGCCCGGTCTCTAAATCTTTATATGAATAGGTAACGTTACCGTTTGAATCTTTGACTTCATCGTTCGTTTTTTTGACACCAGCAAACGCACTTTCCCATGAAATAGCCGCTTTAGTAACTGCAACTGAGCCAGCCGCAATTGGTGCCGTAACACCCATCATTAGTGCGGACCCCATGCCAGAAACTTTTTTACCGAACGATTCAATCTTTTTTCCGGAAGCGACCCAGTTATCTGATTGTGTTTTTAGCTTGCCGGTAAATCCTTCAGTTTCTACTTTCAAACGGGCAATTTGACCAGTAGCAGTTTTCATCTGAGCTTCAAAACTCGCCGACTTCGCTCTTGCTTGGTTTAATTCATTCGCATATTTAGTCGTGGAAGCAGTCGCTTTTCCGTTTTCATCAAAGCTATCTTTATAGGCTTGAGTCAACTTTTCGATATGTTTTTCGTTTGCTTGGACCACACCACCTAAGCCGTCATATTTCGCTTTTAAAGCGCCTAGTTTATCACCAGACGAATTCATGACTTGCATTTGCGATTTCATCGCTTTCATCTGATGATTTACCGCGTTTTTAGCGCCTTGCAACCCTTTAGAAAAGGCAGAACTATTCAAATCCAACTTGATAATCATATTCCCAAGCGGTTTTCCATTTGCCATAATTTTCCTCCTTTCCTAAATTGATTTAACGAAGTCTTTCAAATCGACCTCTTTTGATTTTTCTTTCTTAGGTTCCGAACAGACAATTTGAATGAGAGCTTCAAAGTCAGCTTCTTCGATATCTTCCAACGTCCAACCGTTTTCAATTAATTGCCTGCAAAGGTTAAAATAATTTTCTTCTGCTTCTTCAGGGCTTACTTTTTTTCATCAGTGGAATCGTCTTCCTTGATTCCTAAAATATCCATATAGACTTTGTTTAAAGCGTTGAATAATTCATCGCTTTCCAATCCATCTAAGATAGTATCTTCAGTAATTTTTTTATCATTAAATACTTCTACGGCTAACTCGATTAATGCGTCTAACTGAGTTCCCATATCAGCGCCTTCTGCATACATTTTGCGGCTGCATTGGATAGCTTTACGGACCGCACGACCTTTGACTTTCATTTTTTCGTGGACTACTTTTTCGCCTTTTGCATTTTCTAACTCAAGTCTTACTTTAGCCATTATTATTTCCTCCTAATATTTTCAAATAAAAAAGAGGACCATTACAGTCCTCTAAAAACCTATGCTGGTACTAATGCAAGCAAATCTGATTTAAGCGTCTTTCCTGTGTAATCAATTTCGTGCGCTGTCAACCATGCTTTTATTTCTTCAACGGTATTCGTATTTGTTGGCTTTACGTCTCCTTCAGGATCAAAGCCGGGTGTTTCCGGTTCTTGCTCAGCCAGTGTCTTAAATGCTGGGATATCAACTTTCATTGATTCAACGTCATTAACCAACCGAGTTGCTTGATAGTCTCCCTTTGCTACTTGTGTATTTGCTGCAATACCAGTGATAGAAAGAGGGCTTGTGCCCTCCACTACTTTTGTTCCATCTTTTTTATAAATTCTAAATGTATCTACCACACTCATTCTCCTAACTTAATGCGATTGTTGCCCCATTCGTCGTTGGGGTAACTTTTCCAACGACAGGGCTAACTACTCCCCCGCTGGAAAAGTCATAGTACGCAATGCTGTGATAGCTGCTTCTTCCTTACCGACATATTTAGCAACGGATTGTCCTTTTGCATCGCCTTCTGCATCATTAGCAATAGCAGAGAATACATACTCTTCTGCTTCAGGTTCGAATGCTTCGTTAGTAGTTGTATTCAAATTAATTGATTCTCGACTGAATTTACCTTTAAAAATAGTTAACATAGCTGTTTCACCACTTAAATCAGCAGATTCCATTAAAACTGCACAATATGGTGGTTCAGTATCTTCACCTAAGAAGCTAATTTTGTTGTCATTCGTTTTATATCCTAAAATTTTATCGTTCAAATCTTCTGGTAAATCTAACAATCCAAATGTCGCTGAAACATCGCCTGTCCCTTTTTGTGAAATGTAGTATGCAATATCTGATCCATAAACTTTCGTAGATTCTTTTGATAGGCCGCTAATTTCAGCGGATACAGTGGCCCCTTTATCTTGTTTACCTTCAATAACAAATTGATTAGCTTTTGGAATTTTACCGTCCTTATCAAAAATTCCGATTGTCATTTTTTTAAATCCGACTAAAGTCATAATTTATTTCCTCCTAATTTTGACAACAAAAAAAGACACGAGTTTTCGTGTCTTGATTTCTGTTATTCTGTTTTAATATTTCGTATCGTAAATTCGTGTATTGCCGTCATATCGACGAGCGTCTACATATCGTTTTGTTTCTGAAAAATATTCATCTAATCCCTGACCGGATACTTGGCCAAAGCCTAGACTCTTCATTTCTTTTTTGATCTCGTTTTGAATTTGTTTGCAAGTCGCTCGATATTTCGCTTCAACGTCAATCTGAATTAGGTGTTCGATTGAAAGTTCCTTATCGCTTCCGTGATACGCTTCGTTTGGTACATCCACAGGTCGTAGGGTGATAAATGCACCTAATTTATCAGCTGTTTCAGGTTGCTCATAAAACTTAATACGATATTCTTGCGAATCGCTGTTATAAGTCATTTCGTGGATGTAGGCATTCGAAATTAACGCCTCGTAAATAATCATTAATATGTCTTTCATAGGCTTTTCTTAACCTCCATTTCCACGGTAGACAAATAAACTGGTTCAGAATTTTTCAATGATTTCGTGATAACCCCGAACCCACGCGGCTTAATCTGACGTCCGTTTCTTGTATAGCCCCATTCGTTTAAATGGATTAATCGATAACGTTGATGTGGACCATTCCAACCGATTTCTGCTTCAGTATTGTAATTTTTATACGTCGCATTTTTACGAACAACTTCATCAATCGTGTAGCCAGTATCTTTGAAAACGAGCATGTCAGATTGTAGTCGTTTCTCGACTTTTTCAGCACCAGAATTGATAGCTTTTCGAGCTATTGACCTGACTTTCTTGTCACCTAGACGGTTTTCCATCGCTCGTAAGGTCTCATTTACGCCTTTAAAATCAACATTATTCATCGCCATACACCGCTAATAAAATCGTGATGAATCGGTTGTCAGTGAAATCATTTCGAACGTCAACGATGTTCCAACGAATGCCTGAATATCTCCGATCCATAATCTCCACATAATGCTTGTTTGAAACAATGTAGTCAGTTTGCGGATCTCTAATCGTGAGAGTTACTGCTTGTTTAGTCGTCTTTGAGTTCAAAATTTCCAAGTCTTTCATTGAAGGGTTATAAATCTCAGCGAGACAATTAAAAATGGTTTGCTTCTCTTGTTCGCCTGGCTCAGGGCCTTTATGCGGTCGATATTGAAAAAATTCAACAGGTGTTCTCAAAGTGCCGTTATTGACTTTTGGTTTCTGGTACTTCATCTTTTCCATCAACTCCCTCTTCATAATTCGCTAAAGAGACAGCCATCAATTCCGACTGAAAGTTTTCATTGAAAAATTCAAGTGAATCATTAAAAACATAGCGACTACGTTCCATTACCAATTCTCTGATTTCTGGTTTTTTTACATCATCACTACCACACCACCGTTTTATTGCAGCTGTTGAGCTGATAAGAATTTTTTCTAAATTGTCATCGTCAGCACTGTGGAATATCCGCATTCGGGATTTAAAGTCTTTTAGTAATTGCTTATCTACTAATTTCTCATCCAATAGAAACGCCCCTTTCTATTGCAGTGCAATTGTTGCTCCGTCGCTTGTCGGTTCAACATTAATAACTGCGGGGGACTCTATTTTCCCTCGGATACTTTTAATCCCCAAACAGCCGCCGCTTTATCATCTTTTGCTTTTCCATAAGCAAATTGTTTAGCAGTATACAAATCCATGTCTTCGATTGCTAAAGTTTGGTCGTATTTACGCAAAGTGATACCGCCACCGATGTAAGCGTCATAGCGTCCGCTAACGAAAGTAACGACTTTTTCGGAAACTTGTGCCAAAGATTCAACGATTTTTAAATTGTAAGGCAACGCAGTTACATACACGCCTTGCGCATTTAAAGAAGTGTATTGGCGTTTAACATCCCAAGCGTCAGCAGGGTTAACAACCATGACTACTTTACCATCAACAGCAACAGCACGACCTTTTTCGTCAGTGGAATGGTGTTTGTATACGTTCGTTAGTTCTTTGACTGTGGTAGCAGAATCAGCAAAAGTTAAGTCACCAATTGAAGTTTTTTCGGGATATACTCCGCCTGAAATTGAAACACCTTTTTGAACTTGACGATTTAAGCCGATTGGCTTGCCGTTTCCGTCTCCTGCTAAGAACGCTGCTTCTAAAGCGACTGCAAAAGCTTCATCGATTTGAGTAGATACAAAAGATTCGATCCAAGCAGGGCCAAAGTCTTTCAAATCTTTCGGAATTACAACGAACGCCGTTAATTTATTTTGAATCGCTTCTTCTTCACTGAATGCAGCGTCCAATTGACCTTTGATTTCTCCGAAAATCTTACCCCAAACAGCCACGCCACTAGTCTCAGACTTTAAGAATTTCAAACGCAATCCAGCATTCACCATGCCAATTTCTGCTAATAGCGGATGAGCAGTAGTTAAGTTTTCAAAAATGCGATCGATTGTTTCTTGCGGAAGTAATTTTTCTTCCTTGTAGCCAACGTCAGTGGTAACTGCATTAAAGAATTTCCGTTCTCGTGCAGAAAGTTTAGCGTCTGCCGGATTAGCAGCAATCAATCCTTCTGCTTCAGCACGAGCTTGTTTTTTCGCTTCGTTAAGTAATTCATCAAGCATCGCTCCGTAAAGCTCATTTTGTTTTTCCGCTGGCTCATTAGCATTAACAGCGGCTAAAAAGTTGTCACGAATTGTTTTAAATTCGTTTGATAATTTCATAGTCATTCAGTATGACCTCCTTATTTTTTGTATTAAAAAAGGAATCGTTTAAAACCAGCGTTTTCTGGTTCTTTCGATTCCGTCTTTTTAGTATTTAATTTTTCAGATACTTTGTTTGCTAACTCGTCTAAATCAAATTGAGGTTTTAACTTTTCAGCCAATTTTGCAATCGCATCTGGTGGGATAACCGGTGACAAGCTCGCAACTAGCAACGGCGCTTCATTGTTTTCAAACATGACTTTATCAGCAAAACCGTTTTCTACTGCTTGTTCAGCGGTAAGCCACGTTTCATGATTCATCAATTCCAGCAATTCAGCTTCTTCAATTCCCGTTTTTGCAATATAAGCATTCGCGATTGATGAGTTATAATTTTTCAATACTTCTGCTTCGTGAGCTAACGTTCGATGATCGCCAGCAGCAGCGCTTGAAACATTATGAATCATAATTTGAGCAGTCGGGCTGATTTCAATTGTGTTTCCAGCCATTGCAATCACGCTTGCGGCGCTTGCAGCAATACCTACAATTTTCACTGTTACTTCACCTTGATAAGCTCGTAAAGCAGTGTAGATTTCACTGCCTGCATATACGTCACCACCTCCCGAATTAATCACGACCTCTAGTGGTTCGTTGTTTTCAGGCAATAAAATATCTTTCGGTGATGTACTGTCCATTTCAAACAAATCGTAAATCCATTTTTGATTATTAGAAATAATCGTTCCTTTAATTTCCAGTTTCGTCATTTACTTCCTCCCCTCCTTTCGCTTTCTCATAGTTTTTAGTGATATAAAACTCATCGCCGCCTTCGATACTTTCGTAATCCACTTCTTCACGAATTTCATTCCGATTGAATCCACCACTTGAAATCAACTTGTCTACTGCATCTGCCAAATCGAAGATATCCTTCTTATCAACGCCTACGACTTTAACTTCTGTTCCGCTCACGTACTCAGACTTGCTGATAGTTTTGGCGTTTAGCTCGTCTTCAATTTTTTTGTTCAACGATTTCACACAATACTTATTCAGCACTGTTTGTGCACTTTCCAAATCTGCTAATTCTCCATGTAAAATCGTGGACGGTATACCTAAAATATCCGCAACTTCATCAACAAACTGACGTTTTAATTTCTTGAGTTCGTCCATAGATTGATTTGTTTCGCCAACTGTATTCGTGAGTTCGTTATACTCAAGACCGCTTTGAAGCGGAACGACAGCGATAGATTCCTTACTGAATTTCGAATAGACTTTGTCGATATAAGCCTGTGCCTTTTTCTGTAATTTATCGTCAAACCCTCGACCTTCCGACCCGCTAACAGTCGCTCGAATCTGATGATTTCGCATAGCTACTTCAACCATCCGGTTGTAGAGAGAGGCATAATCTTCGTAGAGACCTCTTACGTAGCGGCTTAAATCATTGTTGTTATACTGTAGAAAAATTACCTCGCTCATCGGAAACTTTCGTTTGAACTCATAACCTTTCAACCACACACTTTCGAAAACATCGTCATAAAGTGCATATTCTTTTCTTACGTAACTTTCAGCGATCAGTAATTGATCATCATCAGAAAGCACAATAAGCACTTCATTTTCAGTAATTAGTTTATACACAACTTGTTGCCAAAACGAAGACGCAGATTGATCCAAATTCGGGCGCACGTTCAATAGATATGTCCACTCGTTGGTGACCGGTTGTCCGTTCTTCCGAATTCGAAATTCTGACCGGCTAAATATACGCGCTAAAAATTCCGCACACGTATCAATTGCCAAGTGCTTTAAATAAAGCGTGTGATATTCATCAACAAGATTATCAAAGTCGTAGCTTAATTCAATCTCTGAATTTTTTTTGAAAATATCAAAAAACGATTGAAATACTCCCAATACTTACACACCCCCCTTCACTGCTTTAAAAATCCCAATCTTCCATCATGTCAAAGAAACCTTCCAAATCAACATCTAAAATTTCTTCTCGTTTATATAAAGCAGCTAAGAAAGCATGAAAACCATCCGTTTTCCGCCGTACTGGCTCTTTTTTTAAGAATGTCTTATTCCCTGACTTATCTACTTTTGCGTAACTATTGTTCGTGTACCACCGCATCGATGGATCGTCGCCAAAAATAAATTTTTCATTAGCAAAGCCATCCTCGATAATCGGTGCGACTTTAGATTGTACTCCTCGAATATTCCGAATGAACTCATATTTGTACCCTTCTTTTTCCAGGAGCGGTTGTAGCAGATCCATTCGATAGCCATCCGAGCAAACCATTTCAATTTGATACAATTCACGTTTTTCATTTAACCAATCAATTAGTAGTTGAGGAGAAATAGACGGCGCGTCCACAATTGTGAATATACCTTTTTCCGCCCATTCTTTTATCGGTGCTTTAATTTTGAATGTATCTAAGAACTCTTTTCGTGCAAAACTATGCTGCATCCAAATAAACTTCTCTTCACGTTTAAACAACAGCCCAACGCTTGCAAAATCCCGAATTTCGGCATAGTCAAAACCAGCCACACATGATTTTCCTTTCAAATCACCAATTGGTTGATCCGTTGCCATTAGCTTTTCATGCGTGGTAATATCCGTTTCCATATCGCCTTCTGTAAAATTCATGCGTTTAACCACAAACTCACGGCGGCCGGAGGGTTCTTCTTCTAGTTTTAAGTATTCGTCCATAACAGTTGAATACAATCGTTTAGCATAAGGAGAATCTTCTTCAAACATCGGATTCGCTTTTGACCATAGTTCTGGTTTATCCATTTCTTCGATGGTGTCCAATTTACAAATAAAGGGGAACAACCGGTCATTTTTGTTTTCGCCAGTAAATATTTTTTGTGCTCGCTCTAAAGTACGATCGTAAAAACCTTCACGAACATGTCCATTTGTACCGTTGTAAAATGTGCGGGGGTGTTTAATCTTTCCTAGCCCGCTTCGCTGAATATCCACAATATCCGAATTTTCGAACATATGGATTTCATCAAATTCTAGGCATCCATCACGCGCGCTATCCATTGTTTTTGGGTTGTTTGTTCGGTAGCTAAAAATGGAGTTCGTCACTCTGTTAGTGATTGCCATTTTTGTTAAATAGAATTGCTGTTCTAAACGTTTCGCCTGTACAGTCTCATACACTTCTTTAAAACTGACTTTCCCTTGTTTTTCAGAATTAGCAGTAATTGTCACATCATAATTGCGAACGCCATAAAGTGGAGAAATAAAAAACGAATCTCTTGCAGACATGAAGCCATTCTTGCCCCCTCCACGCGCAATCGAATTCAGGATTTCATTAAAAAACACCTCATCATCTTCTTTTTTGTAAAGGAAAATGAAAGGCGTTATAAATTTCTGATATTTAGCTAATGGAAAAAAATTTTTCTCGGCATAACGAATAAATTTGTGAATCATCTCATCGTCAAAATACAAATCATCTCTCGGAAGGACTTCCTTTTTGAGATACTCGACAAGCTGGATACGCTCTTTGTTAAACGGAATTTTCCCCCGTTCATACAAATCCACATACTCATCAAAAAAGTAAGGTTGTAGCAACGTCATAATAGATCACTACCATCTAACGCTGCATTATTTACAGCATCTCGTTTTTCTTCCGGCAAATAATCTGTCAGTTGCTTAATGATTCGCTGATAAGATTGATCACGTGCATTATATTGTTTAGCAACTGGCCGCTCCCGTTCGTAAGGAATCTGATTTTCTGACTGAGAGAATAATTCATAATCTCCTTTTTCAGAAATATCAATCCACATTTCGTCTAGTAATATTTTTAATCGTGCCGCTTGAGTCACCAGACCCGATACAACTTTTTTCTTATCGTCAGCCAAATCAAAAAACAATTCATTCAATCGTTTTTCCTCAGCAGCTACTTTTTCATTTCTGATTTTTAAATCCGCCATCCAATCACTTCCTTTCTTACGGGAGGGGGTTATGCGCATATCGCTAATAGATTTGCGGAGTTTACCCATCCACCGGTTGCGCTTTCTGAAAGCATTCATGAAAACATTTTACCGGGGGGGCTTTCATTACCACCACTCATCATCGAATTTTTTCTTTCGTTCTTCCCCTCGCTAATTCATCCGACCGTGGCGCTTGTTGTGGCAGTCTTTACAAAGTGTTCGAAGATTATCCATATCAGTTGCGAGTTCAGGATAATGTTCTAACTCTTTAATGTGATCGACCTCTAAGATAGTATCGTTAATTGTTGTCACTTTGCCTTGCTCTTTGCACCACTGACATTCATAGTGATCTCGCTCTAATACCTTTTGCCTTAGCTTACGCCACGTTGATGATCCGTAGAAGTTCGCACGATCCTGCCTCGTCGATACTTCAATCATCTATTTCATCTTTCAATAAGTTAAAGTAGCCACATTCTCCTTCTTCATCAATAGAGATCTCTATTCTCTTAGCATCTGTGTCGATACCTTCAATGTACTCAAGGGCAGCAAGCAACTTAGCTGACTTATTAAATTCTCGCGTATGCCAGTGCATGTACACATCGACTAATCCGTTGGGCATCTTGTCCACCCTCTCACCTCGATACAAGACTTCAGGGACCGAATCAGTATCTTTCAGTTTGATTTCTAGTAGGTTAGGTTCTGTAACGTACAATGGTTCATTACCATCTTGATCGTATGTCTTTCCTAATTCTGCTTTGAATGTATTTTCTGTTTTTGCTCCAACAAACTCATTGGTAAAGTTCTCCACAACAAACGAATCCTGATAAGGTTCAGTGCTTAGGACTGCTGGATGATTTCTATAGTACCTATCAACTAACAAATTCCCATGTGGTATCCCATCAAAGGCATTGTCTGTAAATATGAGAACATTAGGATAGGAATCCTTAATCTTTCTACCCAAACTACGTGATGTCACTATGCTGTATCCTTCATGTATATAATCTATTAACTTCATTACTCTTCCTCCTTTACCCACTTAAAGAATCTAAACCAAGCAAGCGTCTGTTCCTTACTTTCGTACTCCGGACTGCTGTGACTCTCTGTCTTTAGCACATGAATCGCTACATCATCCACAGTGTATGAGTCAGGCAGCTTATCTCTTGCGTAGTTGAAACACTGCTTTAAGTATTCAAAGTATGTCATCTCAACCACCTCGCTATGTTTTCCTGCACGTGCTTATCCTTATATGACCCGATGCCAACGAGAACTAACTTGTACTCATCAATCTCTTGCGGTGTCGCTTCATCTGTCAACTCAACAATTGTGTATCGTTTAGCTATCTGCGCAGACATCGAGTGTTGTGGATAACGTCCACATAATGATAGATACCAGTAGTTCCTCAATTGGATCAGTCCTTTCTTAACGAGGTTTTTATTTATCCAAAGCCGTTGCAACTATTGCGATTACCAGAATAATGAGCCACAATCCTATACCGACAAACACCGGCGTGAAAACTAATAACCAACTCCAATGGATTAAACCAAACAATTTAGCTATTACAAAAATTATTGTCAAAATACTTAACAATCCCAATC